GTTGTTAAACAGGATAGAGTTGTAAGTGAAGATTTCTGGATAAGAAGTGGTAAACCATATCATGCTCAAATAAAACCATGTTACCGATTAGCAATAGACAAATACAAAGAACAATTTCCATACTTTAATGTTCAACATTTGACAGACTTTCGTATTAGTAAATACAGTGAAGGTGGATTTATGTCAAACCACGTTGACAATATTCATCATAGTCATGGTCAACAGTGGGGATATCCACAAGTTACTGTTCTACTATTTTTAAACGATGATTACAAAGGTGGTGAAATTGTAATTTCTGGTAGAAAGTTTGTAACAAAAGCTGGGTCTGCAATTGTATTTCCGTCAAACTTTATGTTCCCACACGAAGTTTTGAAAGTTACAGAAGGTACTAGATACAGCATCACTTGTTGGTTAATGTAATGGAAATCAATACACATTTAATGTTTCCGACAGCATTACACATATTTGATCATAAGATGAAACAAGAAGAACAACAGATTATGATTGATTATATAAACGGAACAAGAAACAAAGAAACTACAGATGTTAGTGGTTTATCAAAACACACTAAAAATAATCTTCATAAAATACCAGAGTTTGAAAGTTTAAAAAATACCATCAATGAAGCAACTCAAGAGGTCGTGAAGAAGATGGAGTTTAAGTGTAATTCATTAGAGATGACAGGAATGTGGGGTAACGCATTACCTAAAGGAAACGCACACGCACCACATACACACTCAAATCATCTGTTCTCTGGTGTATTTTATGTAAAGTCTGATGAGTTATCATCACCCATACAATTTTTTGATCCAAGACCGCAAGCTCATGTAATGCGGCCAGATAAACATAAAGATAATACACTCAACTCTGATATTGTTGCAATACCTTGCAATACTGGAGTTGGTATTATCTTTCCTTCTTGGTTGACACATTGGGTGCCTCCAACTGGTTCTGAAAGAATAAGTGTATCTTGGAATTTTATTATTAGAGGTAAGTATGGAGAATCAAATAGTTTGCAAGATGTTAATATCTAAAGTAAATGAAGTCTATCTTCAGTGTGATGTAGATGAAGACTTGGCAAGAGAGTTATCAGACTATTTTACATTTGAGGTGCCTGGAGCAAAGTTCATGCCTCAGTATCGTAATCGTATGTGGGATGGAAAAATACGATTATTTTCTCCGCACAATGGTAGAATTTATGTTGGTCTTTTACCATATATAAAAGAGTACTGCACTAAAAAATCAATTGAATATATATTAGAAGAAGGAGTAGAGAATGACAGGGATGTTAGTAGTAAGAGCGTTAGAGACTTTGCCGAATCATTACGGCCAACCTCTAAAGGGAAATCTATTGAATTTAGAGACTATCAAATTGATGCCATCCATCATGCTCTATCAACAAATCGCTGTCTTCTTTTGTCTCCTACTGCTTCGGGTAAGTCACTCATAATCTACACACTTGTTAGGTATTATCACCTAATGGGATTGAAAACACTTATCCTCGTACCAACAACATCTTTGGTTGAACAGATGACCTCTGACTTTATTGACTATGGATGGAAAGAAGAATACATTCACAGAGTTTATGCTGGTCAGGATAAAACACACAAAACTAAACCAGTAATTATTTCTACTTGGCAATCTGTTTACAAAATGCATAGTCAATACTTTTCGCAGTTTGGTTGTGTTATCGGTGATGAGGCTCACACGTTCAAAGCAAAATCACTCACTGATATTATGGTTCGTAGTAGAGATGTAAAATATAGATTCGGTTTGACAGGTACACTTGATGGTACACAAACTCACAGATTAGTACTAGAGGGTTTGTTTGGTCAAGTGAAAAAAGTTACGTCCACAAAAGAATTGATGGATAATAAAACTGTTGCACAGCTTGATATTAATTGTGTAGTATTAAAACACACAGAGGAAGAAGCTAAAAGAGTACGATACTACACATATGCAGAGGAAATAAACTACATTGTATCACACCCCAAACGCAATAAATTTTTAGAAAACCTCTGTAAATCTGTAAAAGGAAATACACTTTTACTTTTTCAGTTGGTAGAAAAACATGGGGTTGTACTACACAACGAAATTAAAAAGTTAGACAGAAAGGTGTTTTTTGTACATGGTGGAACAACAACAAGTACAAGAGAAGAAATCAGAGCAATCGCAGAAAAAGAAACAAACGCCATTATTATTGCATCCTATGGCACTTTTTCTACTGGTGTTAACATTCGCAATATTCATAACATCGTGTTCGCCTCACCTTCAAAAAGCAGAATCAGAGTCTTGCAGTCTATTGGCCGTGGACTTAGACAATCAGAGACTAAATCAAGTGTTCGTCTGTTTGACATTTCTGACAACATCACATACAAATCTAGACCAAACTTCACATACAGACACTTTAGACAACGACTAAATATATACAAGGAAGAACAATTTCAATACAAAGTAGATAGGATAACTTTATGAACTACCATATAGTAAAGCTTTCTAATGGAGAAGATATTCTTTGTACAGTTTTAGATAAACAAGAAACTCAAATTAAAATAGAGTCCCCCTTGCTTATGGAGACTGTTTCAAGACCTACTGCAACAGGTGTTGTAGAATCTCTTGCTTTGGGCAGATGGGTGCAACCTTATTCAGATGAGGAAGTGTTTCTTATTGAAAAAAATTCTATCGTAATTATGACACCAGCAAGTGCAGGGTTATCCAGATATTACGAACACATCTTAAAAAACTTAGATGTTGTTTTAAAAACAAAAAGTCCTAGTGACGAAGACCTAGATCGAATTGAAATGGAAGATAGAGATGAACAAGAAAATCTTGTTGCCGAAGAAGATTTAGAAGCTATACTAGAAAACTTTGAAGTAGATGATAAAACCTTTCACTAGTGTATTATCTGAAAAAGGTACAAGACCTATTATACACGATTTTTATCGTTTGTCAATGAGTAAATAATATTATTTCAATCTTGACAACTTCTTGTTTTTGTAGTATATTAGTAAGAACAAATTATGAAAGGAAACACTATGGCTCGTACAAAAGCAAAAGGTGTCCACTACGTTGATAACAAAAAATTCCATGAAGCAATGGTTGAGTATAAAGAAAAACAACGAGAGGCAGAAGAAATAGGTGAAGAGCCACCGATGGTATCAAACTATATTGGTTCATGTTTTCTAAAGATTGCAAATGGTTTATCTTACAGACCAAACTTTATCAATTACACATACAGACAAGAAATGATTTCAGATGGTATTGAAAACTGTCTGCAATACATTCATAACTTTGATCCCGAAAAATCTAAAAATCCTTTTTCATATTTTACACAAATAATTTATTATGCTTTTATTCGTAGAATACAAAAAGAAAAAAAACAAAGTCATGTCAAACACAGAATGATTGAAAAACAAGAATTTGTTCCTTATGTAACTATGCCAGGAGACAGTACAAACTATTCAGTAAGTGGTTTTGATGTCAATGTTATGGTGCCTGATGAGGCTGTATATAAACCTAAAAAGAAAGAAGTTACTAAAGATAATGCAAAAGGATTAGAAAACTTTATGGAATTAGACGATTGAAAATAGCAATTATTACTGACACACACTTTGGTGCAAGAAACGACAATTTAAATTTCAACGAATATTTTTACAAATTCTACGAAGAACAGTTCTTTCCATACCTAAAAGAAAACAATATCACACACTGTATTCATATGGGTGATATTATGGATAGGCGTAAGTATATCTCATATAGAATAGCTAAAGATGTTCGTGAAAAATTTATACAACCGTTTGTTGACCTTGGTATAGAACTACACGTTATGGTTGGTAACCATGACACATATTTTAAGAATACAAACGAAGTTAATTCTGTTACTGAACTAGTTGGTGATAGATATAATAATGTTTACATCTATCCAGAGGCAACAGAGGTTACTTTTGACAACTTACCTATTTTGTTTATACCTTGGATTAATGCATCAAACCATGCACAGACTTTGCAGACTATGGAACAAACTAAAGCTCCAGTTGCAATGGGTCACCTTGAGGTTCAAGGTTTTGAAATGATTCGAGGAGTGAAAAACGAACATGGATATGATAAGAATCTTTTTAGAAAATTTGATACTGTTTTCAGTGGCCATTTCCATGTCAAGTCAGATGATGGTCACATTTATTACTTGGGTTCTCCATATGAATTATATTGGAATGACTGTGAGGATAGAAAAGGATTTCATGTTTTTGACACTGAGACAAGGGAATTGGAACGAATTTTAAATCCAAGAACAATTCATAAAAAGATATACTATAACGATACCGACACAGACTATAAACAACACGACATAACACAGTATAAAGGTAATTATGTTAAAGTTATTGTTGTAAATAAGAAAGATTTGTATCAATTTGACCAGTTTGTTGATAAATTGTTACAAGCAGACTGCCACGAAGTCAAAATTATAGAAGATTTTTCTGACTTGGATGCAAACTCAGTATCAGATGATATTGTTGAAAACACACAGGATACTATGACATTACTCAGTATGTACATTGATGAGTTAGATACTTCCCTGTCTAAAGGAAGACTCAAGAATATACAAAGAGAACTATATACGGAAGCTCAAGACTTACAAATATGATTAATTTTAAATATGTGCGTTGGAAGAATTTTCTTTCAACTGGTAATCAACCTACAGAAATTCAATTAGACAGAAACCCAACAACACTTATCATTGGTGAGAATGGTGCTGGTAAATCTACTATTCTAGATGCGTTGTGTTTTGGTTTGTTTGGTAAACCATTTAGAAACATCAGTAAAAACCAATTGATAAACTCCATCAATAATGGTGGTGCAATGGTAGAGGTTGAGTTTTCTATTGGTTCAGTCCAGTACAAAGTCATTCGTGGTATCAAACCAAACAAGTTTGAAATTTATCAAAATGATAAACTTATGAACCTAGAAGCAAATGCTCGTGACTACCAGAAGATTTTAGAACAACAGATTCTAAAACTGAACTATGGTTCGTTCACACAGGTTGTAATTCTTGGTAGTTCTACATTCGTTCCATTCATGCAGCTGAAGGCCAGACATCGTAGAGAGGTTGTCGAGGAAATCTTAGACATCAAAATCTTCTCTACTATGAATCTTATTCTGAAACAAAAACTCAAAACTGTTATGGAAGATATTCGTGATATTGAGTATCAGTATAATCTAGAAACAGAAAAGGTAAGCTTACAAGAAAATCTAATCTCTGATTTGAAAGATAACAAAGACAAAATCATTAAGCAGAAACAATCTCTTATTGACAGTAACGAAGAAGAAATATTCAGTAGAACAAAAGAAAAATCTGACATTGAAACTCAAGACAAAGAACTATTGGAGTCTATTACTGATAAGACATCTGTTGATGCAAAGAGTTCTAAACTAAAAGAGTTTCGTGCTACTTTGAATGAAAAACATAAAGCACACTCTGATATGATTAACTTCTTTGAAACAAATGAAGACTGTCCAACCTGTGAACAACATATTGATGAAACATTCAAGGAAGGTATGATTGTATCTAAGAAGTCTGATATTGAAAAACTGTCTGTTGGTATGGGTAGATTGAAAAAAGAACTTGCATCTGTTGCAACTCGTTCAGATGAAATTAAAGGTATTACCAGTAACATTAGAAGCAACTCTATCAAACTCGCAACCATTAATCAATCTATTACTGAACTAGAAAAATTCAATACCAAACTACAAACAGAGATTGAACAGTTTACTAAAGATGGTGTTGGCCAATCAGATATAGTAAAACTTGACGAACTAAAGGTAAACGTAAAAGATATTGGTCAACGCAGAACTGAACTAAGAGAAAGTAAAATCTATCTAGAGGCATCCAGAAGTATGTTGATGGATACTGGTATCAAGACCAAGATCATTAAACAATACCTACCGATTATGAATAAAATGATTAA